TATATATTTGTTTGCTATTCAAGTCGGCAGCATCTTTGAAATTCTCTGGACATTCTGCCAGATATATTTCCTTTCCGCGTGCCCTTACCATTATAGCATCTTTCATGGCCCGACCCGCGTCATCATTATCAGGGATTATAGTGATGCCGTCAAAGTATTTCTTCAACAACTCCATCTGATCCTCTGTAATAATAGCGCCAAGAGTAGCCACGACATTGGGGTAGCCTGCTTGATGTATTTTCATAGCATCCAGACTACCTTCCACAACTATTACCTCATCAAAAGATTTAGCATTGCACAAGTTATACAAGATTTTACTCTTAGGAAAACCAGTGCTATACAAATATCTAGGTATTTGATCATCAGTAATCGCTCTGCCTATCAAACCAACCAATCGAAAAAATTGGTCTCTTGCTGGAATAACGATTCTTTTCTTAGCGGCTGAAAAGCCTACCTCGAAATAAGTCAATGTCTCTAAATCAAAACCCCTATCTATTAGAGGCTGCAGTACTGCATTATCAGTAGCGTAATCAATTTCGCAGTTGCTCATCTGCCCATCAATATCTTCTAAATACTTAACTTCCTTGACATCATTTAGAATCTTATCAATATAACTTTCCGATACATGATTATCAGATCTATAGTCTTCATTCAATAGAAGCTTCTTCAATGAACGTATTCCACCCCTCTGATTACACTCAGGGTTAAAACACTGCCACAACCCTGTGTATCTATTAATAGAGAAAGACGGCGTATTCATATTAGAATGAAATGGGCAATAAGCAACTATTTCAGTGCCCATTTCGCTGATTATTGAAACAGCGCCTCTATGAAGAATATCCTTTATCGAAGTCTCAAGAGATTGCATTTACTGTATAGTCGAAATGCTCAGTAGAGGGGTCATACGACCACTGAAACTTGCACTCGACTACCTTCACTCCAGTCTTTTTTAATTCTTCAATTATTTCATCCGTAATCCAAGACTTAAGTCTAATAATAGCTTCAACATCCTTAGCAACCCCATTGTATGTCTTCACAATCTTAGACACCCCATTCCTCCTTCCACTCACCAGTGTTCAGATCCCAATTCAAATAGAATCCAAAATGAGTCGAACGGCGTACTTTTCTACTCACCACCTGGAATATGCTAGAATCCATCTCCCTATGAAGGGACAGAACCAAGTCTGCATCATATGCCAACTGCTTACTCCAAGCAACTTCCTCCAACTCAGGTGGACGTTCAGAGTGGCCATCCTGCATAGTAACAGCGGCCACATCAATAATAGCAACATTATTCTTAACCGCTATGCGCTTGAAAGCCTTAGACAAATTCTTAGCCTTCTCAGTCTCAGACTTAGCACCACTAGCATCATCAAACAAACCATGATAATCCAAAATCACTAAATCTGGACTATACTGATCTATCTTAGCCTGAACTAAATGCTGGTCTGCAACCTCTAAGCCTTCAGAAGTAATCAGATAGAAGGGGTGCATGTCAGTGAAAGTATCCTCAGCCCACTTCTTGTACGAATCTACAACCTCTGCATCCGGCCTAATTAGTTCAGAATGGGTAAAGAATCCTCTACCCTTATTCAGAAGGGTATCAATTCTCTGAGCTTCCTGCTCCTTGTTCATCTCCAATGAAATAATCATTGGACGATAACCAGCAAGCCAAGCATTAACAGCAAACAGACGAGCAACGAAACTCTTACCAACGCCTGTCCAGCCAAGCAGAATCACAAAGTCGCCTGCCTGCCAACCACCAAACTCAGCATCAATAACAGATATACCGCTAGGTACACCAACGATACCGTGATTGTCACTCTCAGATCTAACCTTTAACTCATCAGCCCTATCTTTCCATTCACCAACAAGATCAGTATCCTTTAGGTTTGTACTTTCTTTAACCAATTTATTAGCATTGGATAGTAAATAATTTAAAGCGGTCTTAGGACCGCCGTTCTTAAGCATATCATGAGTATTGACAATTAACTCTCTTGTCTGAACAGACATGGACTCCGCTCTAGCCTGTTCAATATAATAACCCAAAGGCTCAGTTGTTGTAAGATACTCAAAATCGGGAAAGTGAGCCTTTATCTCTGTCTTAGCCGGTATCTTGCTATGCTTATCATAATGACTCGAGATAAAGGACCATACATCCTTATAATTAATGAAGACCCTACCTATATTTTCATTCTGACATGAAATATAGTCTCCCGAATCTAATACTGCATTTAGTAATTTAACTTCATAATTCACTTTCGCTGATCCATTCTCTCTTTTGTCTTTTCAACAATCGAACGAAACTTTTCTCGTGACTCCCTTTCTGTAATAGCTTTCTGTATTATCGATGGTACTTCCATAGCGAAGCTAAATACCAACACAGGGCTACCACACTTTTTTATATATTCGTTAGCGCACGCTGTTAAATCATCATACCTATAGGCATCTATCAAGCTTTCCGCTACCGCTTCTTCTCTTCCTAAATCTGGAAGAAAGAACTTACCGGTTTCGCTTGATAACTGTCTCAACAACTTTATCAGGTCCGCACCAGTTTGACTCTGAGACATCACTTATCCTTTTCCAAGCACTCATCAACATGTCTAATCTTGACATTCCCGCATACACACCCACCGCTGGTAAGGATACCAGCGAGGTTTCTGAATCGGTGACAGCGCTTATCATACATGGGACTCTTACTGAACACTCCATACAAACGGCTTTGGCACTTTCAACTTCAACCATAGAATCGCTAGTCCACCAATGAGGGTGGCTATGATCCCTGCACAAAGCAGATAATCGCCAATTCTCGAATGCATCACGCTCATCCAGCATTACCTTTATCTATCTCCGCAAGTTTTGCTTCAAGCTGCGCATCAACGGTTTCCCATAATTTATTCCACAAATTGTCATCCTGCGGATCACCGGCAATTTTAGCACCAGCATCTAAACGCATCGACTCATAGTTTCCTAAATTCTTAGTAATCCCAATCGATACCCAAACATGATTATCTTCAACGTTATTCATGATATTCCCTTCTTAGCTTCTCTGAGCTTGTTGCTCAGATCTTTACGTGAGTATACACGATCCTTCAACGGTCTGCCGACCTTTCTAGAATTAAAAAAAGACTCTATGTTTCTAACATCATCAAAAGTATAGTATCGGTAGTTGTTGTTACTATATTCAAAGCGGCTGGCGGCAGGCAGTAGGCCAGAAGTTTCACACTTCCTTATAGTGCCTACTGTCCTGCCAACCATTTTTGCCACTTCTCCAATTATAAATATACGCTTACGAAATAAAGCTGAACCTTTATAGTCCTCAAGATATTCTTCACCTGTATCAAGACGCTTGAATAATACTTTTCCATCTCGTTTAAGATATCGAACAGCCTTAACAACTATATCTCTATCAATATAAAAGCCCTTTACTTGGACATTAATTTGATTAGTTATTCTATCTATTTCGTTCATTGATCAATTGTTGTTTGTATACTCTTTCTTTGTCTTGCTCCCATTTTTCTATAAATGGCTCCACTCTCCAACCACATACCAAACACGACAACTCTATCGTACTTCTATAACGTTGCCCCTCCATAACCTTACCCCTACAATTAGGACAATTGATATGTACTTTAATCTGTGGTTTTTTAGTCATTAACTTACCATTGAAGCGTTAGACGGGTCGCCCATTTTGCTGGCTACAATACTCTTAACAGCCGAAATAGCAGCACCCATCGCAGCGACACCAGCAGCCTTACTTGATGATAAGTCGCCAACCGTAAACACAGCCAAAAAGGCCTGTGCAGCGGTCCAAATTGCCCGCTCTAAAATATCTTTATATAAACTCATATTATTATCCTCCTAATCTTCTAGCCAGCATGTATATTCAGCCGTCACAATGCCCATTTCTGGATGCACAAATTGCAAGTGCTGTGATGGTCTGCCTACTGCTGCTAGTGTTTCAATAGCATATTCATTAGTAGACTCAGGACTACCTGAGATTCTACATTGGACTGTATTGAATGTCATCTTAGTTGGCGTATGCCAATGTCCAAGCATAACATCTTTAAAGTCCTCAGAGATAGCCCCAACTTTCCACCCAAATATCTTTTTCTGAAATGGGTGGAAGGATGAAAAGCTTCTAAACTGATCGCCATGACACAGCAAGCAACTATACTCACCAATTCTATCAATAGCATACCAGTTACCTTCACCTCGTCCATCAGGAATGTCAAAAGTAATCCTTTCTTCATTCTTGTAAACGAGGTCCATGATCCTGTACAGCATTCTATCTGCATTAGTTTCAGGATCATGATCTCTTCTCTGCCTACCGCCAATAGCGCCATGATTACCAATGACAGCGGTTACAGTTACATTCCTAAAATTAGCCAACATCTTATCAAAAAATGATGTCATAATTCTAGGTCCATCAATAGTTACCTGACGATACAAGCCACCATCAATAAGAAAACTCTGACCCGGGAATATCAACTCTCCCTCAACAATATCGCCAAGCACCCAAACATGAATATCTTTCACAGGGTGATCAGCTCTTTGTATCTCAGTCAGATGAACAACTTTATCGGCATATTTATTGATTCGCTCTTCACAAATCAAAGAATTATAATCAGGTGTTACCTTAGCCAATTGCCAATCTGATAAAACTGCTACGGCCACCTCTTCACCTTTAGTTCGCCTATCACTTACAGGCGAAGGTGTTGATGGCACCTGATACTTATCTGCCTGATCCGAAACTGCACGATATACCGCAGCCGACAGATCTACCTTTTTAGTTTTAACCTTTTCGTATTCTTGAACTAGCTTAGTATAAGCAAGTTTCAATTCTACTTCGTCTGTAATGTTTAAATCATCCATAGGGTTGTTTGGAACGCCAAAATCGTTTAATTCACGACGATGACTGCAAACTATATTATACTCCTGTTCTTTTCGACATTTAGGATCTGCATATTTCTGATTATGGCTATTGGATGTAAACATAATTTCACATCCATCACCTTCACATTGCTGCATATCGCCTCCTGCATTAGATGAATATATTGTATCACTCATCGGAGGCCGTGTCGCGCATCTTGATTATATTTTTAGATTTTCCTTTAAAGTTTTTCGACGCTTTGCCTTTCATTTTTTTTCTCATGTAGTCTTTATGTTCCATTGTATGAGTATGCCCTTCACGATGAATTGCGCTATGTTCAGACACGGAGCATAAAAATATGTTCTCTGCTCGGTTATCTGACTTTACTTCGTTTATATGATGACATGATTCCCAAGATCTGAGATAGCGACCTAAAATAAGTTCCATAACAAGCCTGTGCTCGTAAACATAGCCATGCACTTGGTAAGGATGCTGAGTCATTCTAACCCTAACATACCCCTTATCGTCAAAATACTTCCCGCCATGCCAATTGCTATTGCCTTTGCCTTCACGAGCGCTTCTGCCCCATTTCAAGTCTTTACGACGAGAAACTAGAGTTCTACGTTGATGTTCCGACATCTTCCACCATTAGCTGAAGGGGAAGTTCTGGACCGGCAGCAACCGAATAGACCGCAGATCCACTTCTAGCAGTCTGTGTAATAGTAGCTTTAAACTCATGCGGAGTTGCACTACCCGCACCAGTATCAATTATAGCGCTATACACGCCACCTCCGTAAGATCCCGCAGCGGTACTATTTGTTCTCATAATTTCAAATGTAGCAATAGTTGTATCAGTTGAAGAAACCGTTTTGATTAGCTTGATCGTAAACTTACTATCGGCA